GACGTCGCCTACGGCATCCGTCGCGCTGACGATCTGGCGGCCGTGGTCGCCTTCTTCGAGGCGCGGAACGGGCGGCTCCACGGCTTCCGCTTCAAGGACTGGGGCGATCACAAGTCGGGCCTGCCGTCCGCGGCGATCTCGCCCAAAGACCAGGAGATCGGCACCGGCAATGGCAGCCTTACCGAATTCGCGCTCCTGAAACGCTACAGCTCCGGCGCGCAGAGCTGGACCCGCGCCATCGCGAAGCCAGTGGCGGGCACCGTCCGCGTCGCGCTCGGCGGGGTCGAGCAGATGTCGGGCTGGACGGTCGATACGACCACCGGCGTCGTGACCTTCGACACCGCCCCCGCGGCCGGCGTCGCCGTGACCGCGGGCTTCGCCTTCGACGTGCCCGTCCGTTTCGACACCGACGCGCTCGACGTGACGCTCGACCTCGAGCGGCTCGGCTCGATCACCTCCATTCCGCTTCTGGAGATCCGGCGATGAACGACCCGGGCAGCTTTGTGGCCGCCGTGCTGCGCGAACTCGCGGCCTCGACGGCCGTTATCCTCGCCGCCTGGGGCGCGCTCGGCGGGGCCACGAACGCGCTGACCACGAAGATGCGCCTGCGCGATGCGCTGCGCCACATCCTGCTTGGCGGTCTGATCGCGGCCGGGATGGGTAGCCTCTCCATGGCCGTCATCACGGCCTGGCTGCGGCTGCCGCCCGAGGCGATACCGGCGGGCGGGGCGGCAGGGTCGGCCGCCTATCTCGTGGGCGTCTTTGGCCCGGCCTTCATCGAGGTCGTCCTCGCCCGGCTGCGTGCCGCGAAGGGGCGCAAGGATGACTGAGCTTCTCCGCCTGGCCCGCGCACTGCGGAACGAATGCGAGGACCCCCGCACGCGGTTCGCGCACCGGCTTCGCGTCGGACTCGCCGTTGCGGCGCTGATCCTGATCCTCTCGTTTCTGGAGTAATCCCATGCAGATGACCGAGCGGGGCCTTCTGGCCCTGGCCGGGCACGAAGGAGTCGTGCCCGCACCCTACCGCGATTCCACTGGCACATGGACCTTCGGCGTCGGCCACACGGCGGCGGCGGGACCGCCCGATCCCACGGAGATGCCGCGCGGCATGCCTGCCGATCTCGATGCCGGGATCTACGAGGCGTTCCGGGTCTTCCGCGCGGACCTCGCGACCTACGAGGCCGAGGTCCGGGTCGCGGTGACCGTCCCGTTGACGCCGCACGAGTTCGATGCGCTGGTCTCCTTTCACTACAACACCGGTGGCATCGCCCGCGCGAGCCTGACCCGCCACCTGAACGCCGGCGACCGTGAGGCGGCTGCGCGGGCCTTTCTGAACTGGCGGCGGCCGGCCGAGATCATCCCCCGGCGGGAGGCCGAGCGCGACCTGTTCCGCCATGGCCGCTATCCCGGCGGGCCGATCCCGGTCTGGTCCGCAGATCCTGCGGGCCGCGTGGACTTCTCGCGGCCCGTCCGGCGGCTGGCGGAGAGCGAAGCGCTGGCGTTCCTGCAACCCGCCAAGCCCGACGCTCCAGTCACCCCCACGCCGACCGGCTGGTTCGCCCGGCTGGCCGCCTTCTTCTCCAACCTGATCCGGAGGGCCTGATCCCCATGCGCTACGTCCGACCCAACTCCATGACTTGGTGGGCGGGTCTGCTCGCCATGCTCACCGGTATCGCGTCGCTCGCGCTGCCCGCGACCGGACCCCTCGCCGAACTGTCCCGCCTCGTCGCGCTGCTCGCGGGCTCGGGCGATGCCTCACCGGCGGGGCTGGTGTTTCTCGGTCTCGGCCTGATCGGTCTGCGTGACCGGATCGAGCGCGGGTTCCGTGGCGATGCTTGAGTTCCTCGCAGGTCTGGTCGTTGGCGGCTTCCTCGGCGTCTTCGTTGTCGCCCTCTGCATGGCTGCCGCGCGCGGGGAGCGGAACGATGGCTGAGTTCCTCATCTGGATGGTCGCAACTCTGGGCGCGGTCGGGGGCGTCGTCCTCGGCCGGGTCTGGGGGCGCGTGGAGGGGATCCGCGCGGGTAAACGGGAGTCGGAACGCGATGCGGCGGAAGACAAGAACAAGCGCGTGGAGCGCGGGCGCGACGCGGTTCGCGACGGCCGTGCCGCTGGCGCTCCTGCTGACCGGCTGCGCCGCAACGATGGGCGCTGGTGACGCGGGCTGCGCCTCCTATGCCGAGGCGCGGCTCGCCCGGCCGCCTGCCGAGACGGTAACTGCCGTGCCGCCGGACTGGGCGGACTGGATCGCCGATCTCGACGACCGCATGACGGGAACCTGCCGATGAAGTCGCTCGACCCCAGCCTGCAGTCACATCTCGACGAGGGCACCACGACGCTCGCCTGGTGCTGGCGGATCACGCGGGCCGACGGTGTGACCTTCGGCTTCACCGATCACGACCGGACGCTGATTTTCGACGGCACCGACTTCGAGCCGGAGAGCGGTCTGACCGCGTCCGAGGTGCGATCGGGTTCGGACCTGTCGGTCGATGCGCAGGACGCCGAGGGCGTGCTGACCTCCGACCGGATCACCGAGACCGATATCCTCGACGGCCGCTGGGACAACGCCGAGGTCGAGGTCTGGCGCGTGCACTGGGCGGACACGGGGCAGCGCGTACTGATGCGGCGCGGGGCAATCGGTCAGATCCGGCGCGGGCGATTGGCCTTCGTGGCCGAGGTGCGCTCGCTCGCGCATGTCCTCGGCCAGACGGTGGGGCGGACCTTCCAGGCGACTTGCGACGCAGCGCTTGGCGATGCGCGCTGCGGCGTCGATCTGGAGGACGCCGCCTTCAAGGGCACGGGCGCGGTCATCGATCTCCTGCGCGACCGGTCCTTCACCGCCTCGGGCCTCGGCGAGTTCGCCTCCGGCTGGTTCACATTTGGCACCGTCGAATGGACGAGCGGCGCGAACGCCGGGCGTCGCGCGGAAGTGCTGGGCCACGACGTGAGCGACGGCATCGCGATCCTGACCCTGCTCGAAGCACCGGTGCGCGCGATCGCCGAGGACGACGCCTTCACCATCCGCGCGGGCTGCGACAAGCGGATCGAGACCTGCGGCGAGAAGTTCGCCAACACGGCCAACTTCCGCGGCTTCCCGCACATCCCCGGCCAGGACACGATCCTGCGCTACGCGACGAAGGACGGTGGCCATGACGGGGGCGTGCTGTGACGCCGGCCGCCCCAGACAGGGTCATCGCCTCAGCGCGCGCGTGGATCGGCACGCCGTATCACGACCAGGCGAGCCTCAAGGGCGTCGGCTGCGACTGCCTCGGGCTGGCCCGTGGCGTCTGGCGCGAGGTGGTGCGTCCAGAGCCGTTCCCGATCCCGCCCTACAGCCGGGACTGGGGCGAGACCGGACCGCGCGAGGTTTTGGGCGAGGGCGCGCGCGCCATGATGATCGAGGTGCCGACTTCCCAGGCCGGTCCCGGCGCGCTGGTGCTGTTCCGGATGAGGCCGCGCGCCATCGCCAAGCATGTCGGCATCCTGACCGGGCCGGACAGCTTCCTCCACGCCTACGAGCGGCTCGGCGTGATCGAGGAACCGCTCACTCCATCGTGGCGGCGGCGCATCGCCTTCGCCTTCCTGTTCCCGCAACGCTGAGACCCGATCATGGCAACGCTTGTCCTCGGCGCGGCCGGCGCCGCCATCGGCGGGTCGATCGGTGGCACGATCCTCGGCGTGAGCGCGGCGACCATCGGCGGCTTCGTCGGCTCGACTATCGGCTCGGTCGTCGACAGCTGGATCGTGTCCTCGCTCGCGCCCACGCAGCGGATCGAGGGTCCGCGGCTCGACAGCCTCCGGATCACCGCCTCGACGGAAGGAGCCGTCATCCCGCGTGTCTTCGGCCGGATGCGGATGGGCGGCAACATCATCTGGGCGACGGATTTCCGCGAAGAGACCAAGACTACCACGCAGGGCAGCGGTAAGGGCGGCGGAGGCGGCGGCAAGGTCAAGACGACCGAGTATCTCTACTACGCCAGCTTCGCGGTGGCGGTCTGCGAGGGGCCGATCACCGGCATCGGCCGCATCTGGGCGGACGGCAAACTGCTCGACACCGCCGGGGTCACCTGGCGCTGGTATCCCGGCGACGACAACCAGGCCGCGGACCCGTTCATTGCGGCGAAGATGGGCGAGGCGAACACCCCGGCCTATCGCGGCACGGCCTATGTGGTCTTCGAGGATCTGCCGCTCGGCAACTACGGCAACCGCTTGCCGCAGCTCTCCTTCGAGGTGTTCCGGCCGCTCGCCGATCCCGACACCGCCGAAGGGCTCACCCGCGCCGTCACCATGATCCCGGCCTCGGGCGAGTTCACCTACGCGACTACCGGCATCCGGAAGGGCAGCGGCGGGGCGCAGATCCCCGAGAATCTGAACGCGCTGTCGGACACCGCCGACATGGTCGTGGCGCTGGACCGATTGCAGGCCATGGCGCCGAAGGTCGAGAGCGTCAGCCTCGTCGTCGCCTGGTTCGGCAACGACTTGCGCGTGGGCAACTGCACGATCCGGCCGGGGGTCGAGGTCCCCGAGAAGACCACGAACCCGCAGACGTGGAGCGTCAACGGCGTCTCGCGCGCCGCCGCCCATCTTGTCAGCCGCGATGACCAGGACCGGCCGGTTTATGGCGGTACGCCGGCCGACTTTGCGGTGGTGCAGGCGATCAAGGAGATGAAGGCCCGCGGGCTGCGTGTCACGTTCTATCCGTTCATCCTGATGGACGTGCCGCCCGGCAACAGCCTTCCGAACCCCTACAGCGACAACGCCGCCGAGACGGGGCAACCCGCCTTCCCATGGCGCGGTCGGATCACCTGTTCGCCCGCAGCTGGTTTCGACGGGACCGTCGACAAGACCGCCACGTCAGCAAGCCAGGTCGCGGCCTTCTTCGGCAGCGCCAGCCCGTCCGACTTCGCCGTCTCGGGCGAGACCGTCTCCTGGACCGGCCCGTCCGGCGACTGGGGCCTGCGCCGCATGGTATTGCACTACGCCCATCTTTGCGCGGCGGCGGGCGGGGTCGACGCCTTCCTGATCGGGACGGAGATGCGCGGCCTGACCATGATCCGCTCGGGCGCCAGCGCGTATCCTGCGGTGCAGGCGTTTCGCGATCTGGCGGCCGACGTCCGCTCGATCCTCGGCGCGGGCACGGCGATCAGCTACGCCGCCGACTGGTCGGAATACTTCGGGCATCAGCCCGGCGACGGTAGCGGCGACGTCTTCTTCCATCTCGACCCGTTCTGGGCGGACGGCAACGTCGATTTCGTCGGGATCGACAACTACATGCCACTCTCCGACTGGCGCGACGGGTTCGAGCATGCCGACGCGGCCGAGGGCTGGCCCGCGATCTATGACCGGGCCTATCTGCAGGCGAACATCGCGGGCGGCGAGGGCTTCGACTGGTTCTACGCCAGCCTGGCGGATCGGTCGGCGCAAATCCGAACGCCGATCACCGATGGTGCCGTCGGCAAGCCTTGGGTCTTCCGCTACAAGGACCTGCGCAGCTGGTGGTCGAACCTGCATTACGACCGACCGGGCGGGATGGAGGCTGGCTCGCCCACGGCATGGACGCCGGAGGCCAAGCCGATCTGGTTCACCGAACTCGGCTGCCCGGCTATCGACCGGGGCACGAACCAACCCAACGTCTTCTTCGACCCGAAATCGTCGGAGAGCTTTGTGCCGTACTTCTCCCGCGGCTGGCGGGACGACGCCATCCAGCGCGCCTATCTCGAAGCGACGTATCTCTGGTGGGGCGAGGCCGCGAACAACCCGCTCTCGTCGGTCTACGGCGGCCGGATGGTGCATGTCCCCGAATGCGCCGCCTGGACTTGGGGCGCGCGACCGTACCCGTTCTTTCCGGCCCTGACCGACGTCTGGACGGACGGGGCGAACTGGCGGCTCGGTCACTGGCTGACCGGGCGGCTCGGCGCGGTGTCGCTGGCGGCTCTCGTCCGCCACCTCTGCCTGCGCGCCGGGCTGCCCGAGTCTCGGATCGACGTCACCGGGCTCTGGGGCGCGGTCGAGGGCTATGCGATCGGCGCGCTGGAAAGCCCTCGCGCCTCCATCACCACGCTTGCGCGCCACTTCGGCTTCGACGCGGTCGAGACCGAGGGCGTGATCCGGTTCGTCATGCGCGGCCGGGCGGCGGTAGCCACAGTCAGCCCCGACGAACTCGTCGCGACTCGCGAGGGCGATTTCATCGAACTGACCCGCGGCCAGGAGACCGAACTGACGCAGGCCCTGAAGTGGCAGGTGGCTCGCGCCGACGAGGATTACGAGGCCGCGCAGGTCGAGGCCCGGCGCATCACCGTCGACACGGCCCGGATCGCCTCGGAGAGCTTCCCGATGGCGGTCCCGCCGGAGGAGGCCGAACGGCGCTGCCGCCGTGCGCTGATGGAGGCCTGGACGGGCCGCGAAAGCGCGGTCTTTCGCCTGCCGCCGTCGCGCCTGGCGCTCGACCCGGGCGATGTCGTCACCTTTGCCCATGACGGCCGCGCCGTCCCGCTGCGGCTCGTCTCCATCGCCGATGCCGACGCTCGAGGTGTCGAAGCCGTCCGCCAGGATCGCGAGGCCTACGATCTGCCGCCGGGTGCCCCACGGCCGTCGGCACTGTCGCAGGCGGTGGTTTTCGGCGCGCCCGAGGCGGTGCTGCTGGACCTGCCACAGCTGACCGAGGACCAGCCCGTGCATCGGCCATTCGCGGCGGCGCATGCCGCACCGTGGCCCGGCGAGATCGCGGTGTTCCGCAGCCCTTCGACGGACGGGTTCGAGCTGCTCACCAGCTTCGGCACGCGGGCCCGGCTCGGCGCGCTGGTCTCGGACTTCTATGCGGGGCCGACGTCGCGCTTCGATCTCGGCAACGTCCTGGTGGTCGATCTGCTCACCGGCACGCTGGAGAGCGTCACCGACCTGACGCTGTTCGGCGGGGCAAACGCGCTCGCCATCGAGACTGCGCCGGGGACTTGGGAAATCGCGCAGGCGGGAGCAGCCGAGCTTATCGCGCCGGGCCGGTATCGCCTGACCCGACTCCTGCGCGGCCAGCGCGGCACCGAAAGCGCCATGGGCAATCCAACGCCCGCCGGCGCACGGGTGGTGGTGCTCGACGACAGTCTCGCCTCGCTGCCGATCGCCGAGGCTGATCTCGGCATCCCGTGGAACTGGCGCATCGGCCCCGCGAGCCGAAAGGTCAGCGACGAGACCTATGTGGCGCAAACCTTCACGCCGTCGGGCGTGGGGCTACGGCCGTACTCCGTCGCCCATGTCGAGCAGCCGTGGCGCAAGGCGCGCAGTTCCGGCGATCTGACGATCCGCTGGACGCGCCGGTCCCGCGCGCTCGCGGCCGACAGCTGGGGTGGGCTGGAGGTGCCGCTGGCCGAGGAACTGGAAGCCTATGAGGTGGAGATCCTCGACGGCGCCACCGTGAAGCGGGTGCTCAGCACGACCACGACCAGCGCGCTCTACACCGCCGCCCAGCAGACCGCCGACTGGGGCGGGCCGCTCGGCCCCGGCGACACGCTCGACATCTGCATCTACCAGCTCTCCGCCCTCATCGGGCGGGGCGCGCCCAAGACTGTGACGCTGATACTCTGAAGGCCATCCCATGTCCGACGCCACGACCCATCTCCTGCTGCCCTACATCCTCGCGGCGCAGGCCCAGAAGCACGTCACCCACAACGAAGCGCTGAGGATCCTCGACGGGCTCGTCCAGCTCTCGGTTCTCGATCGCGATCTGGCAGCGCCCCCGGCGAGCCCCGCCGACGGCGACCGCTACATCGTGGGCTCCGGCGCGACGGGCGACTGGGCGGGCTGGGACCTGAACGTCGCGCTCTGGACGGACGGCGCCTGGCTGCGTCTGCCGCCGCGGACCGGCTGGCGGGCGTGGATCGAGGACGAGGAGCTGCTGCTGGTCTATGACGGCGCGGGCTGGATCGGGACCACGCCCGCGGCGCTGCAGAACATAGCGCTCTTGGGGCTGGGCACGACAGCGGATGCCTCGAACCCGTTCTCGGCCAAGCTGAACGCGGCGCTCTGGACCGCGAAGACCGTGGCCGAGGGCGGGACGGGCGATCTGTTCTACACCATGAACAAGGAGGCGGCGGGGGACGATCTCGGGCTCACGCTGCAGACCGGCTTCGTGACTAAGGCGCTGGTGGGCCTCTTCGGCTCGGACAGGTTCCGGCTCGCGGTCTCGGCCGACGGCAGCACCTTCTTCGACGGGCTCAGCATCGACAACGCCACCGGCATCGTGGACCAGCCCCGGCTGCCGCGGTTCAAGGCGTACACCAACTACGACAACTACGTGGGCGTCGGGACCTGGACGAAGATCGGTCTCAACAACACGGACTACAATGATCAGGGCGCCTTCGACGCTGCCAACAATCACTTCGTCGCCCCCGTCGGCGGCACCTACCTCTTCGGCGCGACGCTCCTCTACAAGATGAACGCCAGCACGTCGGCGCGGATGAGCGGGCGGCTCGTCCTGAACGGTACGAGCGAGATCCGCGGCTCGCGGGGCGAGATCAGCGGGGCGCATGTCTCGGAGGCGACGGCGCTGTGGCTGCAGACGATGGCCTCGCTCACCACCGGCGACACCGTCGAGTTGCAGGGCAACTTCCGCGCCGCGGATGGCTACTTTGCGGCCGACCAGACGTCCTTCTGGGGTTGCAAGGTCGGATAAAGGAGGCGCGCCACGGCACCAGAACGGCCGAGGGTCGTCCTGTCCGCTTGGCAGAACAGAGCGCAAAGCTTCAACAGAGCGGCGATCTCTTGTGGCCCGACGCTAAGCCGGCTTGTGGCATCCACGAATGCCCGCGACGCAGCTTAACCCACTGATTTTTCACTGGACTACGCACTTCGGTCACGCCTGTTGTGCGTGTGACCCTGGCAAGGATTCCTAGTATGACCCCGAAGCATCCAGACATCATCGTTGCGCTGACGGGACACGACGGCAACGCGTTTACCGTGCTCGGCCGATGCTGCCAGGCGGCACGGGAGGCCGGCCTTTCCGAGGACGAGATCGCTGCTTTCATGGCGGAAGCGACGTCGGGCGACTACGATCACCTCCTGCAGACCGCCATGCGCTGGTTCGAGGTCGTTTGAAGATGAGTAGCTGCCTCTTGCGCTTCGACGCGGCCAGCTGTTTTTCTATCGCTTGCGAGTGCGGCGGCGACGATGGCCTGTGCAACAGTGCACGCGGCCAACCCTAATCCAAATATCAAGCCGTTCGTAACTGATGACATGACAGCGGGCCTTCCGTAGTTTCGAGTAGTAAATAGAAATTTGGAGACCCTGCATGAAGGCCGCCGAAACCCGCGTAGACAGATTCTTGGGTAGTAACGAGACGGCATTCGCTATCCCCGTCTACCAACGGAACTACGATTGGACGCGGACCCAGTGCCAGCAGTTGTTCAATGATATTCTCGCCGTCGGTGCAGACGAGAACCTCTCGGGCCACTTCATTGGCAGTATCGTGTATGTGCATGACGATGTTTACACCGTTTCCGGGCTTCGCGAGCTGACGATCATTGATGGCCAGCAGCGGCTGACCACTTTGACATTGATTTTTATTGCGCTTTACCGGCACGCCATCGCCAATGGAAATGAGCAACAGGCACAGCGTATCTACAAGACATTCCTCATCAATGAGTTTGCCGAGGACGCCGAAAAGCTAAAACTCAAACCAACAGACAACAACAAGGCGGCTCTTTCTCAGATCATGGATCCGAAGGAGGCCCTAAAGGTCAGTGGATACTCTCGGCTGATCGAAAATTTTCGTTTCTTTGAAAGCCGCATTGATGATAGCAGCTATGAAATAGTTCAACGCGGTCTGAAGAAGTTGATTTTCGTGGATATCGCACTCGATCGTCAAAAAGACAATCCGCAGCGCATCTTTGAGAGTCTGAACTCGACCGGGCTGGAGCTTTCTCAGGCCGATTTGATCCGAAATTACATTCTGATGGGGTTGCCCAGAAAAGACCAAGATCTGGTATTCCAAAAATATTGGGAGCCTATTGAGTCCAGTGCGCGCAACCTGGAGGTGAATGAAAGCCGGGTGTCGGACTTCATCCGTGATTTTCTGACGCTCAAGCAGAAAGACATCCCGAACAAGAGTGCAGTCTACGAGAAATTCAAGGAGCGCTATCCGGTTCCAAATTCACCAGAGCTAATGGATGCGCTCGAGGAGTTGCGGGAGCTTTCCAATGTCTATGCGCGTCTCCTGAATCCGCAACTCGAGAAGGACGCGGTTATCAGCCGCGAGCTTGGGTACATCCGAACGCTGGAGATCAATGTCGCGTACCCATTCCTGATGCCCGTCTACCGAGATTTCACAGCCGGGACAATCACCCGGGATGAGTTCGCCTCAGTTCTTCGCCTGGTACAGAGCTACGTATGGCGTCGCTTCATCGTCGGCTTGCCGACAAATGCGCTGAACAAGATCTTCATGAGCCTCTATGATCGAATTGACGCGGGGGACTATCTGGCATCGATCCAACGCTCCTTGATGCAGCGTAGCGGGACCCAGCGTTTCCCCCGAGATGCTGAAGTGGTCGCCATGCTCAAGGATAAGGACGTCTACAGCACCAAGAGCCGCACTCGGACCTACTTCTTTGATCGTCTGGAGAACCACAACAATCGCGAGCTTGTCGACCTCACGATGCCGGGCATCACCGTCGAACATATCTTTCCGCAGAATCCCGAGCCAACTTGGCAGAGTGCTCTCGATCCGGATGAATACGCACAACTTAGTGAGAAGTATTTGAATACAGTAGGCAACCTCACGCTATCGGGGAACAACGGTCGCCTAGGGAACAAGGCCTTTCTCGACAAGCGGGACATGAACGACAGCGGCGGGGAACAGGGATACCGTTTCAGCCGCCTTTGGCTAAACCGTGATCTGCAGACGCTGGAGAAGTGGGGCGTGGAGGAGGTTGAGGCGCGTGCTGAGCGCATCGCCAAGCGTTTCCTCGAAGTCTGGCCGGCGCCCAACGTTGACGTGATCGCCGACGCCGACAGTGAAGAGGTCAACATCTTCGACGCCGAGGAGCCGCGCTACAAACGGCTTGAGTATGCGGTGTTCTTTGGCAGCCGACTACAGGTCACGCAGGTTGCCAAGCTGTACGCGGAGGTGTTCGAGCAGCTCCTCGCGCTCCAGCCTGAGGCATTCCATGACACACGGCTAGGAGAGAGAGTCCAGTTGAGCTCCGATCCCGAGTCACTGCGGCAAGCGGTTCAGGTCGCGGACGGGTATTTCATAGAGGGGAATATCGACTCGAAGGGAAAATTCGACAGGCTCAAGCTGGCGCTCTCTGAGCTCGGCTTAGCCCGCAGTATTCACCGAATGCGTCTGAGCGGCGGATTTGGCGGTCGTGGGCCGGTCGTGAGGACCGGTCGAGGGTTGTGCAGACCCTCCCGAGCGGCGCGACGCCTGTTGACGGT